ATCAAAGAGCCTTTGCATCTAAAAGATTGTGCAGAGAGATATGATTTAGAGACAAAGAAAGAAGACACGTTAAAGAATTATTTTGCTCAAGGCTTTGCTACAGATGAGATTCCAAGAGCAGAACTGTCTAGCTATCTTTCAGCAGACCTACATGCAACACAACAACTAAGCGATAAACAATACTATAGATTGAATACACCAAAAGATGCTGGGTTGATGAATACTGTTTTGTTTACTAACAAAGTATCTGTTGCACTCGCAAAGATATACAAACGAGGATTTAAGGTAGATGTAGATACTCTTGAGTCTGTTCAACAAGAATTTCAAAATGAAAAAAGTGAGATAGAGAAAAGATTACAAGTGCAAGTAAAAGAACTCATGGGCGATACACCTATTAATTTAAATAGTCCAGAACAAATGTCATGGATTCTTTACAGTAGAAAGCCAAAAGATAAATCTACGTGGATGAATAACTTTGCACATGCTATGGAAAAAAGTAATTTCAATCAAACCATAAAAGATAATACCGATATAGTTTATAAAACAAAAGCACAAAAGTGTAGAACTTGTATTGGATCAGGTGTAATTAGAAAGGTGAAAAAGGATGGAACTCTTTATGCTCGATTACCTAAATGTCCTGACTGCAATGGGAATGGCTATTCTTTTATTTCTGTGGGGAAAGTAGCAGGATTCAAATTTAATCCACCAAATGTTAAGTGGGTAAGTGCCAATGGTTTTAGTGTTAATAAAAAAATGTTAGAAGTGCTACAACATGTAACAAAAAGAAATGACAGTGTGCCTGCATTTAACTTTTTAACTGACATACAAAGATTATCAGCGTTAGATACATACTTATCTTCATTTGTAGAGGGTATAAAAATACATACTAAGACAGATGGAATGTTACATGTAAGACTTTTACAACACAGAACATCAACAGGAAGATTTAGTGGTGCTGATCCTAACATGCAAAACATGCCAAGAGGTGGTACATTTCCTGTTAAAAAAGTATTTGTTTCTAGATGGCAAGGTGGAAAGATTTTAGAAGCAGATTTCGCACAGTTGGAGTTTAGAACTGCAGCTTATTTATCACAAGACAAAACAGCAATGAAGGAGATACAAGATGGCTTTGACGTTCATGCATACACTGCTAGTGTCATTACGGAATCAGGTCAAAAGATTACGAGGCAAGAAGCGAAAGCTCACACCTTTGCCCCTCTCTATGGAGCAACAGGATTTGGGAGAACGACTTCTGAAGCAAAATATTACGAACAGTTTACAAAAAAATACAAAGAAATCGCACTATGGCATACCCGATTGGCTAAAGAGGCTTTAAACACACAGAAGATCAAAATACCTTCTGGTCGAGAGTTTTCTTTCCCAGATGTTAAGAGAAGAACAAACGGTGGTGTGTCTCACTTTACACAAATAAAGAACTACCCAGTACAAAGTTTTGCCACTGCTGATATTGTGCCTTTAATTTTATTGGCTATTGATGATCAGTTACAAAATTTTAAATCATGTATTGTAAATACTGTGCATGATTCTATTGTTATTGATGTACATCCAAGTGAAGAAAGAAACGTGATCGACATAATAAATAATACAAACGAAAATATGAAAGCAATAATTGATACCAACTATGGTATTGATTTTAATGTGCCTTTGCTCTTGGAAGCAAAGATGGGGGACAACTGGCTTGACACTAAAGATGTCTCTTGATATAACTATAAGACTTTTTAAGGAGTTACAATGAGCGAATTAGCAAATTTAAACGTAGATAATTACGAAGACTTAGCTAGAGCAATGGGAATGGCTACAGAGAAAAAAGCACCCAAGAAAACTAGCACACTAAATAGATTAAGAATTTGGCACTCACCTATTATGGGTAAGGTTGAGGTTAATGGTAAACCCACAAACGTAGAAGTTATTGAGGGTGGAGCTTATAGATTAGAGGTTGTAAGCGAAGATTCTTCTTTTTACATTTTTTCCAAGAATATTACCATCAGACCTTTCATGCAGCGTTTCATGCTAAAAAGATATGTTGCTAATCAGGGTGCTAAAGGTGGAGAGAAAAAAGGCTCTTTCCACAGAACCATCATGGCTGATAGTCTCAACATTGATCTGAAAGATAACACAGGTAGGTTCAACTGTGGTAAGCCATCAGGTTATGTTGAAGACTTTCAAGCCTTGCCCAAAAGCACACAAGATTTAATAAGACAAATCAAACGAGTAAGAGTGCTCTTTGGAACAGTATCTATGGAAGATCCCGTAGATGAAAAAGGTGTCCCTGTTGAAAACTTTTCAGATTCTCCTTTCATTTGGGAAGTTGACAACAAGGATGCTTTTAAAACTTTTGGTGATCTATTCTCAGAGTTATCAGAGAAGTCTAGATTACCAATTCAACATGCCATGCATTTAAATGGTACACATGCTAATCAGTTACCTAATGGTAGTTCATTCTACACACCTATTATTGAAGTTGATTACACTGAGTCGTTTGAAATCAACGATGAAGATAAAAAACTTTTTGGTGAGTTTAGCATGTTCATAAAAGGTTTTAACGATTGGGTTTGTAAAGAGTGGGATACTAACGTACAAAAAAGACAAGGTGATGTTAGTGAAGCCGATCAAGAAGTAATAGAGGATTTCATTGATATTGATACAGAAGAAGTACAGTGATATCCAACAACCCATTTAGGGTACATAATATAAACTACTTATCCCCAAGTAGCATCAACACCTACATCACAGATCCACCACAATGGATTATGAGATATCTATTTGGCATTAGATCAGATAGTGGTGCTGGTGCTATTCGTGGTATTGCACAAGAGCATGTGTTAGCACAGAAATATGAAAAAGGTTCTTTTGATTTTTTAGAACTCGATACTAAGTTTATTGGTCTTTGTGGCGAAGCTGGTATTGATCTAAATGATGAGAAGGTAAAAAAAGAACGTAACACTTTAGCTAGTTTTGGTGAGGTGTTAGACAAAAATTTTAAATATAAAAACTTAGAAAGTTATCAACAAAAGGTAGAAGTACAGTTGGATGATTTGCCCATACCTATTATTGGCTACATAGATTTTTTATTTAAAGATACAATAGTGGATTTGAAGACAACAGTTAGAATGCCATCAAAGCCTACAGAGGCACAGATGAGGCAGATGGCTTTGTATTCAATGGCATATCCAAAGAAGAAAGTAGATTTGTTTTTTGCATCACCGAAGATGCATAAAAAATTCAATCTTAAAAATTTGTCATTGCATAAAAAGCAACTCCAAACAGTGGCATTTAGTATTCAAAGATTGTTATCACTGAGTGAAGATAAACATTATATTGCTTCTTTATTCTTTCCAAATGTTGACTCGTGGATGTGGTCACACAAAGCAAAGCAAGATGCTAGTCAAATATGGAGTTTAAAATAGTTGAATGAAAGCACAAAAAAACGCATTGCCAAACGTAATGGTTACAAAGGTAGCTTAGAGCACGGTATTGCTAACAAACTAAAAATTTGTAAAGCTAAATTTGAATATGAAACTATTAAAATTCAATGGCAAGATTTGTGTTACAGAATATATACTCCTGACTTTATACTTGATAATGGCATAATTATTGAAGTAAAAGGTCAATTTAAAACAGAAGAGAGAAGAAAGCATATTGAAATAAGAAGACAACATCCAAACTTAGACATACGTTTTGTTTTTGGTAACAGTAAGAACAAGTTATACAAAGGATCAAATACTACTTATGCAAAATGGTGCATAGAACAAGGTTTCTTATACCATGACAGAATCATACCAGAGGCATGGTTAAAGGAAAAGGGGAAGAACAAACATCCAAAATTTATTAAATGTACGTAGGAGGTACAAAATGATATATAGAAAAAAACCCAATGCTATTTATATAGAGTTAGATCCAAAAGTAGATGGGTCATATTGGACTGGTGAGGTTGTGTTAAATATAATCGCTCATCCTGACTCCAAATTAGACGCAGAGAGCAGAGCTAGTCTTATGCACTTGACACAGTTAGTGGCATCCTCTGTGCCTATTATGGACTTAGATCCTACAATATTAACTAAGTTAGAAAACTTCTTAGAGTCTTTCGTTAAGAGTAAGTTTGTAACTAGAGAAGAAAATAGTAATATAATACATATTGACTTTAAAACTAAAAAAAGAAATAATCCTTGAGACATTTAGAGTATATGAAAATGAGAGCAAAACAAGCAGAGCAACAGTCTGATCACAAAGAGATTATGGACATGGTTAATCACCCACCACATTACAACAAGGCTGGCATCGAAACAATTGATGCTATCATGGCTGCTACTGATGGTGGTTTTGAGTATTACTTACAAGGTAATATCATCAAATATGTTTGGAGATACCGATATAAAAATGGTGTTGAAGATTTAGAAAAGGCACTATGGTATCTCAAGAAGTTAATAGAAACAAAAAAGGATGACACGAGTTAAAATATTGATTACAGTAAAAGTAGATCACGAAGAGTACACGATACCCTCTGACGGTAATCTAGCAGCGGAAATAGAAGATTACGTTAGGGACATAATACATGAGGTTGACGGTTTAAAAATAACCAGTTTAAGAATAGTTACAGAGGATACATAAATGATTAACAACTACCTACCAACAGATTATCAAAACTTTATTGCTTTATCTAGATATGCTAGATGGAAAGATGATGAGCAACGCAGAGAAACTTGGATTGAAACTGTAGATAGGTATTCAGATTACATGTGTAATCATTTACAAAACAAACATAATTATACAGTAACAAAAGCACTGAAAGAAAAGATAAACGATGCTATTACATCTTTGGGTGTTATGCCTAGCATGAGAGCATTGATGACTGCAGGTGTTGCTTTGGACAGATGTCATGTTGCTGGATATAACTGTAGCTACATACCTGTTGATAGTCCTCGTAGTTTTGATGAGTGTATGTATATTTTAATGTGTGGCACTGGTGTAGGCTTCTCTGTTGAAAGAGAAAATGTAGATAAACTACCTATTGTCAACGAACATTTTGAAGGTAGTGAAACTGTAATAACAGTAGCAGATAGCAGACCCGGATGGGCAAAAGCACTTAGAGAGATGATAGCCATGCTTTATGTGGGTCAAGTGCCAAAGTGGGATGTGTCACAGATAAGACCCGCAGGTGCAAGATTAAAAACATTTGGTGGTAGAGCATCAGGTCCTGCTCCATTAGAAAACTTATTTAATTTTTGTATTGAAAAGTTTATGGCTGCAAGAGGTAGAAGATTATATCCAATAGAGTGCCATGATATCATGTGTAAGATTGGTGAAGTTGTAGTTGTTGGTGGTGTTAGACGATCAGCACTTATATCTTTATCTAACCTTGGCGATGATCAAATGAGACATGCTAAATCAGGAGAATGGTGGGATGAACCCGAAAGAAATATCAAAAGAGAAGGACAAAGATCACTAGCTAACAATTCTGTTGCATACAAGGGTAAGCCTGAAATGGGTACATTCATGAGAGAGTGGACTGCTTTGTATGAATCAAAGTCAGGAGAACGTGGCATATTTAACAGAGAGTCTGCTAAAAAGAAAGTTAATGAGAATGGCAGACGTAGCTCTGATCATCAGTTTGGTTGTAATCCATGTAGTGAGATTATACTTAGACCATATCAGTTTTGTAATTTAACAGAGGTGGTTTGCAGAGAAACAGATACATTAGAATCATTAAAAAGTAAAGTTCGCATAGCTACAATATTAGGAACTTTCCAATCAACTCTTACTGACTTTAAATATTTAAGAAAGATATGGAAAGATAATACTGAAGAAGAAAGATTGTTAGGTGTTTCATTAACAGGAATACTTGATTGCCCTATTCTTAGACCTAATAATACTAATTTAAAAGATACATTAGAACAGTTAAGAACTGTAGCAGTAGAAACAAATAAAAAGATAGCTAAAGATTTGGGCATACCACAATCAACTGCCATCACTTGTGTTAAGCCTAGTGGTACTGTTAGTCAACTTGTTGACAGTGCTAGTGGTATTCATGCAAGACACAATCCTTTCTACATTAGAACAGTTCGTGGTGACAATAAAGATCCTCTAACACAGTTTATGCAACAAGTAGGTATTCCTATTGAGCCTGATATGGGTAAGCCTGATAGCGTTTCTGTGTTTAGCTTTCCTATGAAGTCACCTAACGGTGCAGTTACAAGAACTGAAATGACTGCTTTAGAACAATTAGATTATTGGCTTTTGTTTCAGAGACATTGGTGTGAACACAAACCATCTGTTACTATTTCAGTGAAAGAGAATGAGTGGATGGATGTAGGTGCATGGGTATATAGAAACTTTGATGAGGTTTCAGGTATATCATTTTTACCTTTTAGTGAGCACACATATCAACAAGCACCTTATCAAGATATCTCAGAAGAAGAGTATAATAAATTAATGAAGAAAATGCCTAGTGCAATTGATTGGGGCATGTTAAAAGAGTTTGAGAAAGAAGATACAACTACGGGGAGTAAAGATCTTGCGTGTGTCGCAGGAGCGTGTGAAATAGTTGATATAGAAGGAAGATAAGATGAGAGAGATGCTACTAAGTGCATTAAAATCCTACTACGTAGGCAACATTAACAAACACATAGCTAATGTTGAAATTTATCTGAGAACATCTGTTGGTATTGGGGAGCACTCTGATATACAAGGCTCTATAGATAAAGAGTTAGAGGAGATAGACAAGTATGATGCTAGATTATCCATGATCTTAAAATACTTGGAGCGACCTACACAAGATAAACCTAATGAAACAAAAGAAAAAAGTTCTAAGTAGACAAGAAAGAGGTTTGGGTAAATATGATGCCCCATTAAAGTTGCAGTTTAATCAAGGCATGACAGGATTTAAATTTAACAAAGTAAATCCTTTCTCTGATAAAACTATGCAACATAGAGAGTGGCAGAGAGGTTATAACTCTGCTTATTATAAACAGGCAACAAGGAATGAGTCTAGAAGACGAAGCTAAAAAATTTATGCAAGGTAAAAAGAATTCTTTTCCAAGGCTAATGGAAGAGATTATAAAGAATCTAAAAGATATAGAAGTTATTGCTGAAGTAACTTTAAAAAAGTTAAGGGAGTTAAATGCAAAAAATAACTCCAACTTATGACCTATCTTGGTACTTAAAATGGATAGGGTCATTGTTCATCATGTCAGGGATAGTCTGCAGAGCAGTCGGTGTGTTTCCCCTCTACGATTTAGTATCCTCCTGCGTAGGCACTGGTTGTTTAACTGTCATGGCTTATCTCTGGCATGATCGAGCATTACTAGTATTGAATGGGGTTGCTTGTGCTGCTCTTATGATGGGTATATTGAGGGCATTTGCTACTTAACAAAACCAAACGCTTGACCTATTTCTAATAAATCTTGATAATCATATATGTCAATCTCTTGATCAGGATTTAATTGATTCCATTTTTCTTCAATAATAGTTCTCTCTACTGAAGGCAATCTAAAAAATCTAGCTTTGGTTTTTCTTAATATGTCTTCAGGGGTATCCCACTCTTTTTCTCCTAAAGCATACGCTATAGCCTCAGTTCTAATAGAGTTTAATTCTTTTTTTAAGTTTCTTCTTTTTTGTGTATCAGTCTCTAAACCTAAATATTCTGGACTATTTATATAATCAGCTAAATATTTTTCTACTGCTAATCCCACAAATTGCCTTGCATCTCTGTTAGCTTCAGGATCTTGTAGCTTTCTTGGTGCTACCTCTACGTAATCTATTTTTAATCTGTCTAGCTCTTTTTGTGTTTCATTCTTTTCTTCTATTGGCGTAAGACCTGATATCTGTCTAAACAGAGGTAGTGTGTTTCTTATACCCGTTGGTTTATATGGCGATGTTTGAGCAGGTCTTTCAAAAAAACCATCGCCATCTGCGTGTGCTTCCATAGGAAACGATCTAGTTGCTTGTTTAAATACGTATGGAAAGAATTCAACATCACTATTATCAGTAAGCAATCTATAATCAGGATCAACCATAGCAACTGCATCTTTTATAACTCCTGCACCCACTGTGTACGTGCTAAAATAATTACCCACGAATCTAGCCATCGCTTCTTCTGCTCTTGTTAAGTTAGTTAAACTAGCTTCTTTTGTGGCTATCTCAACCATGCCATCGACTAAATCTAAACTTATGCCTGCTCTACCAAATCCACCACCTGTCAATGCTGAGACTAAATCTCTTATCTTTACTCCCTCTGAAACTCTATCATTGTCGTGTAAACTAAATCCAAATTCACGATCTAGTTTTCCATTTGGTTTACCTATACTGTATAAATAATCTGCTATAACTGCAAACGCACTAAAAGGACCTAGCGCTGCTCTAGCGTCAAATGACCCATGACCATAAGGATTTTTATAAACAAACGCACCAGTATTTTCATCACCTAAATTATCTCTCATTCCGAAGAAAGCTGTTATCATTGATAATCCAGTAACTTGTTTTGCAAATCTATCTGCACTATCAGATTTATTTAAAACACCACCTATGTTAAACATACCAAGTATAGGTGCGTGTTCATAGAAAAATCTAAAAGCATTCACCATATATCTAGGAAAAGGAACGAATGTTGATCCTAGTTGAGAACTAGATACATCGATAAAACTGGCAGCTAATTTATTAAATCCACCTTCTCTTCCTCTAAAGTTACCCGTTTGATAAGTAAAATCCATAGCTTGATTCATGGCTTTAGCAATAGACATATCATCCACCATCTTAAAATTATTAGTTTTTACTAAATCACTTAAATTATTTATGCCTGCGGCTTTGAATCCAGCATCTATGACTGTTTTTCCATCTTTATCTAAGGCTATGTCTGCCCTTATCATTTTATCTATTTCTCTTGAGAATATTGCTGACTTAAATAAATCATCGCTCATTGTATTAAAGGTATTGAGAAATCTAGCAGTCTTCATCATCCTACTGTGGTCGTTTCCTAAGACATTACCTATATCTCCTAGTGATCTAAATAATTGATGTGCTTTTGGAGAATTACCTAGTCGTGGATCTTTAAACATTCTTACTAATATGGCAGTGTCTTCACTCTGTAAGCCAAACACCATATCTTTGAAAAACAAAGACCTAACACCTGTTTGTAACTGAGCGACACCTTCTTTAGCGGCAAACTTACCTGCATTCTTTAATTCTTCATCCCCAAATGCTCTTTGTAAATCTCCTTTTGCAATATTATAAATACCAGCCCCAAGATTATTCATTGCATATACGTAATTACGTAGATAACCATTAGTTGTGTTTCTTACTGTTGTTGCAGCTTGAATTGTCATAAGACCTATACGTGTCTTATTTAATGTCTGAAAAAAATTAGATGTAGCATTTAAAAGAGAACCTCTGTCTATTTTATTATATACTGCTTTTCTAGCTGCCTCTGTATTTGCACCTAAAGTAAATAACGCTTTGTCTAAGTCATTTAATTCTGAAAATAATTTTTTAGAAAACTCTTTGGATATTCTACCTTGCGTTCCTAGCGTTCTACCTGCTTGAGATATCTCTGCTAAATATAACGCACCAAACTCGGAGGGACTAAGATTATGATTTTCTAACACACCTAAGAAAGAATCCATAAGTTTTTTTGTTGTAGCTTCATCAGAGGACATTAAACCTCTAGCTATTCTAGATGTTATTCTTTCTTCAAAATCCTCTTTACTACCTTTAACAACCCCTAATCTTGGACCTATCATATCAACTATTTCTGCACCTGCAGATGCGACATTCGCAATAATTTTATTATCTAGTCCTAACAAGGTATCAGCTTCAGAAGCTAAATCTATTTTTAGTCTTTTACCTACGTTTAAATTGTAACTACCTGCAGTTTCTGCTAAGGACTTTTTTAATTTGGTCATCAAGGCTGTTGTTGTTTTACCTTTAAAACCTTTGTCCCTTAAATTTTTTACAGCTTTGTTTTTAAAAGCATCGTTAACCAAATCTCTTTTTTTATTTAATTCTTTTATTGCGTACTGTTCTGCAGTATTTGCAGTCATTGCCTTTCGGCTTCCTGTCAAACCACCTAACAACGCACCCGGAGCCATTCCTAACGCACCTGAAAGTGCAACCATGTCATAATTTATGTCATCTTTTAGTTCTAAATCTACTCTTGTTTGCTCTTGTGCTAAAGCAGTCCCTGAAGCACCTAATCCGTCAACTACTCCTGCCCCTATAGCAGTTTTGTAACCACCCTTTTGAAAACCTTGTCGTAAAGCTCTTAGCCTAGATACTTCACTTGCTTTGTCTGCCACTGCTGTGGTTATGCCTTTCTTTAATCCTTCAGTTTGAGCACCATCTTTTATTAGTTCTTTTATACCAAACTTTATACCTTGTTGAGCAGCTAAAGCACCACCTTTTGCAGCACCAAATGAAAACATACCAGCGTATGTTGATGGAGCAGTAAATATACCACCTAAATAATCTTTTATAGTTTCAAGATTGAATTCACTTCCTTGTCTATCAAAGGTGTTCATGAGATCACCCATACGTTTTAGTCCAGCATCATCACCATCTCTTTTATAATTTTGAGCTTGGTACATGTCTTTAACTGCTGTAACTTCGTTTACGTTTTGACCACGAAAGTGCTCTAGATAAGCATCGTATATTTCATTAGCATCAGTTAGATATAGATCATTTCTCTCTGCTAAAAATTGTGATGCATCATTTAAGAATTTAAAGTTACTAGTTAAGTTTTCTCTATTTAATTCATCATCAGATAGAGTGGTGTAGTCCACATCGAAATAGTCTTTTTCTGCCATGCTAACCTACTTTAATAGCTCTTTTGCTAACTCTTCAATCTTTTTAACTTTATCAGAACCTGTTAATCCTTGTAACTCACTAGGATTTTCAGAGTTTATTTTACCTTTTAGAGTATTAAATAATTTAAGACCGTTTATTGTGTTTACCCCTTGTTGTCTTATGGCTTTGATTAAAGAGTTTTTATCTATTTTGCTATAATCAACGGGTTTCTTTTTATTTATATTAAAAGGATCGTCTATTTTTTTACTTCCTTGTTTTAAAGTATCTACATCTCTTGTAGATACGTTGGTAGATCCTTCTCCATTTAACATTACTAACTTTCCATCAGTCAAAGATAACTTTTTATTGTTGTTTATTGCTTCTATTACTTTAAAAAAGGATTGATCATCTTTATTTGTTACTCCTAAATTTAACATTTTTAAGTAATATGCCATTGTATCGGTTATTATTTTTTGTTTTTCTTGTACAAGATCTTGGGTCATATATAATCCCGTGCTATCTTTTTTTGCAACAACATTAAAACTCTCTATTATTTGATTTGTAATTTGATTTTTTGCAGACCCAAGAGCAGAAATAGACAAACCTTTTCCTATTTTAGCTTCATCTAGTATACTCGCTTTAGTTTTTGCTGTTGCTGTGGCAACTTCTACTTGCACATCAATCATGTCTTTAACTCTGTTAAATTTTTGTACAAAGTCAGGATCTTTAGGATCTAATTTATTACCAAAGACTTGAAGTCTAGCTATTTCAGCAACGGGATCTGTTTGCATACCTCTTATTAATGGATCTAATGTTACCTTAGACGCAACAGGTATCTTCATTTCACCTTGATTGATGTCTATCCCTCTAGCTGTAAGCAAAGCAGCGGCTCTCTTACTTATTTCTTTTGACGGATCATAATCACTACCTAATAAATTAGTTTTCATAATACCAACTGCCGCAGAGTCACCTAAAATTTTAGGATCAAGTATAGTCATTTTGGGAACAGTAGTTTTAGTAATACTTGAAACTGTCAAAGGTGTTTCTCTGTTTTTTATAACGGATAACTCTAATTGTTTTGTGGGATGCACTCCATATCTATTAAAAAATGCTTTTGCGTTCACTGACTCATCTAAAGCATTTTGCAATCCACCAGCAGTGTTTATTAATCCGTATGCCGCCTCTAAAGCCATTGGATGGTTAATTCCATCATCTCCCCCTAAATTACCAGCTATTTGTTCAACTATCTTTTGATTATCTTTAAATATAGCATCATACTTTTTCTTTTGCTCAACACCACCTTTGTAGGATTCTAATACTAGCCTATCTACATTATCTTTTGTTCTATCTATATCGTCTTGAAATCCTTCAGCAAAACCCTCTGCAGCTCCAGCTACAAGACCTTTTCCAAATTCAGATCCAAAAAATTTACCTAACATTTAAAGTCTCCTAGCCATTAACCCCATAGGTGGTTGGGGTGTCTCCTCTACTTCTACATCTGCTCTTTGCTCCTCAGTGGGTGCATCTTCTTTTGGTAGATTTCTTTCCCTCATTATAGTGTTTATTGTTCTATCTACAGAGGTAGCTCTTTCATTCTCCATACCTTCCATACCAGTGTCGTAATCAATCCCTTGAGAATCTGCTATTGTCATTAACAGTTCTACTATTATTGGTAACATTAATATGCCTACATCAACCGAATGAACACCTTCCATAACACTCGCTAGTTGTATGGTGTTTGCTAACGTAGCTAAAGGCACACCCATTTCCATAACGTCTGTTAGTTGAGCTTTGAACTGATCTGTGTTCATTCTCTCTATATAGTAATCTGTAGCTTGTTCTACAGTGGTCAGTTCTGGTGGTGTTTGCCAAGGTCGTGAGCCAACCTCAAATGTCATGCCCATTCCGGGTATTGGTCTATCAAACGATTGTTCCATCGCTTTCTCCGTTCTTTTGTGTTTTGTTAGCATTTCTAATATGCATTTGTATTTCTCTTGCTATCATCATGGGTTGCTTTTTTGTATTTGACATATTTTGCATTGGGGGTCTAGATCTAGTCATCATACCCATGCTTTTTGATTTACTCTCAGTTTGAGGTATTTTTAACTTTTGAAATGAACTTAATACTTGTAGTGTTGGGTTTGTTATCATTATCCAAATAATCCTTGAGTTATTGCGGCAGATCCTAATGTACCAATTAATTTACCTACGGCACTTCCTGCCGCAGAGGATGATGCCATTTTTTGTGTTTCTCTTTTAACGTCTGCACTTAATTCTGCAACTGCCAATTGATTTATTCTGTCTAACTGATTATCTGCAGATGTCCATGCCCACTCCATAGTGTCATTATAGTGAGACCATAGATTATCATATGCCTCTTTAGATATATCAAGAACTGCGTTTGCATTCAACTCATTTGCTCTATTTACAGCGACTGTATCTGCTGTTGCAATCTCTCTCCTCCACACTGCGTTATTTTGTGCTATTGCTAGTTGATTCTGTGCATTAAACTGATCACGTTGATTGTTTATCTCTGCGTTAAATCGCTCTACTGTATTCACTTGCCCTGCATTAAACTGAGCTTGTGCATTAGCTTGTGTCGCATTAAACTGCGATGCTTGTTGTGCTAAATTAGAGAAGAACTGATCTACTTGATTTTGTGATGTTGCATTAAACTGATTAGCGGCATTTGTAGCAGCTTGATCTGTAAACAATGCTTGTGTTCTCTGTTGTGCTTTAAACAACTCTGTCTGCTGTTGATTTGTTAAATTAGCCATGTCTTGCTGTAAGAATGATTGTGCATTTTGTACAGCGGCTTGTTGTCTGTTATTTAAATTAGATGAATCTAAGTTTGCTAGTGCAGATGCCTCTGCTAATACAAGAGCTTGTCTATTAGATAGGTTGTTTAGGTTCATAGTATTTGTAGCACGACTATTCTCTAATGCTATCTGTTGTTCTGCATTAAAGTTTAAATTAGCTATATCACTAACTTTTGCGGCATTTTGCACTCTTGTTTGAAACGCTTGATCAAACTCTTGTCCAATAAACTGTGCTCTCTGTTGAGCAGCTAACATAGCACGTTGCTGTCTGTTAGATAGGTTTTGATTCTCAAATTGTGCAAACACACTTGCATCTGCTTGTGCCACGGGTAAGGCTGACTCTATAGCTGCTTGTATTAATGCTTGACCTGCAATACTAGATGCACCCAAACCTCTTTGTTGCATTACTGCTTGTACACCTCTAATAGCACCTGCCGCCCATGATGGTGGATTAGTTGCATCAAAGTTTGCAGTAAGACTAGCTAACTGTCCTTGAACAGTTGCTTGGTCTGTTGGTGTTGCAGTTGCAGCTTGTATTTGCTCTGTGTACTTAGATGCAGTTTCAGCATTAGCAGATGGAGATACAAGTTCTCCTTGTTCTATTTGTCTTTGTATTGGGTTTTGTAATAATGTAGCTTGACCTTGTGCGGCATTTAAATCACCAACACTTGATGCTGTTTGTTGAGCCGCTAATACTTTAGCTCTTGGGTCTTCTAATGTTGTCTGTGCTGCTTGAGTTGCTGCCAAAGCACTATCTACTGCTGGAGCACTTCTCTCTGCAGAAGTTATGTTAGCTTCTTTTTGTTGCTGTATATTAGCAGTTGTTGTAGGTGCAACAGTTGTAGGCACACCGACTCTGCCCGATAGTTGTCCCAAGTCACCACCTAGAAGTTGATCTTGTGTTATCTGTGTTCCAACAGGTATGGTAACACCACCTTGAGGTAACGCAGGATTTTGTGCTCTATCCGTAAAAACATCACCTATGCCAGTATCAGGGGTATATTGTGTAGGTGGAGAAGGCACATCTGCTTGTGGCAACTGTCTTGGGTCTGCTTGAGTAACACCACCTTCTTGCATATTAACAACACCACCTTTAGCCATCTGTCTAGCCATAGATTCATAGACAATCATCTGTCTTTTCTTTTCAGGGTTTTGTTGTAAGTAATTATCGAAGTCATCCATAGAGCCTTGATAACCCATTTTAGTGGCTATCTTTCTCATTCCTTCGGGTTTAAATCCTGCAAATCTTGCCATTATCTACTTCCCATCAATACTTTGTCTAACTTATCTTCTAGTCTTCTGATTGCATCCATTAACTCATGCATATCATCTTTAACGTCATCTTTACGTGCATATTCTTCTCTTGTTTTGTTCAAGAGTATCTGTATACGTTTTACCTCTTGGAACATCTTGTTAAATGCCCAACCGAATGGTACAACAATCATTGTTAATATTATGTTCCAAAATAACATTGGGTCTATTTCCATCTATACCTCGTCAGGAAAATCGTATATCGGTGCATTGCCTGTTGGCTTGTTATCACTATCCATAGGCACATCAAACAGTTTCATAAATTCTGTTACATTAGTACAGTTATTTATTTTATCTTCTATTGTTTTTGTTGCAGTTCTTACATCTGTTCTATATTTACTTATATCACTTGGTATAGCTATACCTGCCTCTGCCTTACGTGTAACATACCAATCTGTTTTTCTTAACATATTATTAGCTATGTTTTTTGTCTGTGTAATCCAAATTGATTTCAATCCTAGTGTAACAAGTTGTTTGCCTGTTAATGGGTCTATTATTGCTTTACCATCTTTGTCTACTTCGTTTGTATCTGCTAGTTTTCTTTCAACACCTTTTGACCAATAGAATCTTTCATCAAAACTTGTGTCCTCTTCAGCTTCCCATGTTAAACCAAAACCTTTTTTGTCCTCGTCAGACCATATCATCCAATTACTCGGATGCTTTACACCATCTTTGTCTGTCCAACTTCTACCTTCTTTTATTTGAACACCATTGTGTTTCCAAGCCATTATTATCTCCTATCTCGCATTTGCATATTTAAATGGTTGCTCTGCAAATGCTGCATATATTAACAATTCACCATCACCATTTTCATATACATCACCACTTTTTAATTTAAATCCATTTGATAAAAAATCAATATCATACTCACTAGTCACCTCTGCTGAACTTGAATTTGGTAATAATATATGCCCACCATCATCATTTGTTGGTTGTCTTGCTATATCATGCAATCTCCAATCGGCACTTCTAGCAGTATTTTTAATTAAAACCCATGAAGGTCTGAAGCCTGTATAAACAAACGTACCATCTGCATTTCCGTTACCATTATAGCTGCCAAATTTACTGTAGCCCTCTATCTCTGCAAAACAATAGGCTATAAAATCATCTCCACTTTTATTTGAAGCATTACCAGAGCCTACTGAAAAAACACTAGATGTTGGTGCAGTGTCATTCCAAGCACCTGCTGAATCTACTGTTGCATCAGCCAAATTTAATTGTAGAGCATCTGTTTGAGGTGCAGATGTATTCTCTGCATGATAAACCACCCAACTTTCTGCACTATCACGACTTTTTACTATAAACATTTGTGGAACAGCACCTAATCCGTGTCCAACAGTTGCACCACTACCAGTACCAGTATAACTAACAATGCTAAACCCTGCTTTTGTGCTTGCTTGTACTGTGCTTGTTATAGTGCCATCTGAATTACTAGAGGTTGTGCCACCATTTGCTTTCCAGTTCCATGCTACATATGTATCGCCATTACCATTAACAGTTCCAGAATCACCACTAGACATTGAAAAACCATCTGAATCAAAAGACGTAATTTGAGAAGAAGATGTTCTTTCTGCTGTAGTTGCTTGAGATGCTAAAAATTTCCCAGCACCTCGTGATGAATCTGTTAGTATATGCTCTGTAGAGCTATTTCTTTCTTTTATCCATACCCAATCTGGTTGAAAACCAACACCAGTAATAGAAATTGGTGCATAAGTACCAGTCCAAAGCACTGTATTAAAATGGTCATCTGCTTGTGTAGCAGAATTAGGACCTATGGTTGGTTCTGCCATATTACTAGTGCAAAGAGCCAAACAATTAGTTGGTACAGCATATTTAAAATCACCAATGCCATTTGCATCTGAATTTCCACCACTTGATTCTTGACCTGCAAAGGTGCTATCCTGTCCAAAGTTTACACTATACGAAGAATTATAACCAACATAAGGTATCCAATCACCTTCTGTTAAATCTATAGTTGCAATTGGATTTGCACCAGTTGATGGGTTTCCAGTATTGCCATCTGCATTTGTGAGGTAAGTACCATTTCTGTGACAAAAAAACTTTCCATCAGATAGTATTGCAAAACCTGCTATATCACCATTAGAAAAACCAGTATTAGAACTTAGATTAACAGTTGAACCACCATCTGTTGCTGTAGTAAAATGACCAGCCACACTTGACATGAGGTCAATTAAAGCTTTTATTGGATAATGATATGTTGCACCATTTGAACTGGAACTTTTATTATTAATACCATTATCACCAATAAGACCACCATAGCTTCTATTACCATCTGTAGAGTCAAGTCTTACTTCAAAGTAAACACCACCTTGAGATGCTATTTGATTAATAGCCATAGTTCCCCATATATGTGTGGCATTACCACCTTGAACAGCCTTTAAATTTCCCTCACTAAAAGTAGCCGTATAAGATTGTCCATATCTTCTACCTACACTATTTAATGTGCAAAAATTATTCTCAGGACTGTCAGGCATATTACAATCGTGTGCAGCTATACCACTAGATGTCCAATGATTATCATTACCACTTGTATCAGCACCTATAGTGCTTGATGAACCAGTACCCACACTTGTATTTTTAAACTCTAATCTATACCCATTAGTGCCATAAGAACCTGTATATTTTTTAGCTATCCATACACCATTTTTAGTTTCAC